TCGTGACTGCGCGGCGTCTGACACTCAGTCACGAAACCCCTCGCATCTGAACTATCCAAAAGAAGATGGAACAAGAATGGATAGTCTAAATTGTTGAACTAGCAAAATTTTGGCTTATGGAAAAGGAAGAAAAAGCAAAGGTCATTCTTGACTACGACGAGTATCAGGAGTTGCTTGAAAGAGCAAGATGGAGTGATTTAAAAGCTCGTTCTATAGAAGACGAGGCTTTTGATAAAGTCACGAAAGAATGTGAAAAACGTGTCAATAAATTGAGAGAAAAAATCGCATCGTTGGAAAAAGATAATAGCGATTTATGTTCTGCTCTTTCGAACATCAACGTAAGTTATGAATCATTAAAGCATGATTGCGTTGATATAATGAATGGATGCCGCAAAGAGGGTTACATTGATTTCACGTCTATATATGGTAATCGTATATATCGTGAAGTGATGGATTCTTTGGATAAGAGTCTTAAAACAATTCCTGCATTATCTTTTTGGAACTACTTTACTGGCAAGGCTGATAGAGTCTTCTGTGATAAGATTAGAACTTGCGTAGGTAGTGGTATTACAAACGCATTCTCTAGAATATTGGAACAGATTAAATTATAGATTATGAAGAAGATTAAATGGAAAGTGATGTTGTTTGTAGCTTGGCTGCTCTCAACGCTTATGATTCTCAGCCTAAGTCTTAGGGCAGTTAGCAAGGCAGACACCATCTTGAACCTTGTAGGAGTGCTAGGCTTTGTCCTATGGATATTGTTCTCAATCGCGACAAATTGTTTAACGTTCAAAAATAAAAAAGACAATGAAAAGAAAGATTAATCAGTTGTGTTTGTTTATGCTGCTTGGTGCAGCGTTGTTTTCAACTACTTCCTGTAGCGAGCGTGTGGATGCTGGCTCTGAGGGAATCTTGGTAAACCTCTATGGCTCTGATAAAGGCGTAGATGATGTGAGTCTCGTTACTGGTCGTGTATGGTACAATCCTTTCACCGAAGAGGTGTACGAGTACCCTACCTATGTTCAGACTATCGACTATCCGGCATTCACCATCAACGCCAAGGATGGCTCGGAGTTCACCGTGGATCCTACGGTCTCTCTCAAAATGGTGGATGGTAATGCGCCAAAGGTTTTCAAGAAGTACCGCAAGGAGTTGAAGGACATTGTGAATGGTACTTTGTTCAACTACGTGAAAGATGCCTTCCGCATTCAGCTGAACAAATACACAACCGACCAAATCGTCAGCAATCGTGATTTGGTGGAAAAAGCTATTGAGGCTCAACTCAGCAAGGCTCTCGCCAATGAGCATTTCCATTTGGAACAGCTTACTTCTGGCTTGAAATATCCAAGTTCGATAGTTGAGGCGGTCAATCAGAAAAACAAGGCTATTCAGGAGGCTCAGCGTGCACTTAATGAGGTAGCAGTAAAGAAGGCTGAGGCTGAGAAGATGCTTGTGCAAGCAAAGGCTGAGCGAGAGGCGAATGAGTTGAAGACTGCATCGCTTACTCCGGCAATCTTGCAGAAGATGTGGATTGAGAAGTGGGATGGTAAGTTGCCTGTATATGGTAATGTTCCACAAATGATGATGGTTAAATAACTAATTGCCCTCTCTTCGGAGGGGGCTTTTTAATTATAGCGTATGAAAGAAGAAGATTTAGAGAAAGCTATTGATCTGAAGAAAATCCTTGATGATAAAAGAAAACTTTTGAAGTCCGCAAATAGCTGTTATGTGGATTTAAGAGTTAATCTTAAAGATAGGTTCGGTCGTTCTTCGGATATTCGAGATATAAGTAACATCTTCGACGATAGCGTTATCGAAGGACTGAAAGCGATGGCTATCGCCAACATCGAGAAGAGTATTAATGACTTACAGGAAGAATTAGAAAAGTTGTAGGCTTATGGGAAGTTTTATAAAAGAGCACCTTATTTATGCACGCTGCTGGACGTATTGGGCAGGTAGATGTAATGGTTACACTTGTTGTTGCACCTTCAGTAAATGTAAGAATTTCGCAGATTTACGTTCGAAGATACATCGCTACAGGCATTATCACAAGACGAAAGCGAAATATCCATGTACGCTTGCTGAGTTCAGAAAAAGAGTTAATCGTTAAAATTTATAGCTTATGGAAGTTGAAAGATATTATTATGCAGTAGCATCCTTCATGCGTAAGGATGATAAAATTAGCGTTAGTTCGGTTACGTGTAGTGTTAGAGGGGAAAAGGAGAATACTAAGTTCTATCCGCTCATGAACATCATCACTAGTACGGAAGAGAAATTCAAGGATGATATGGTTAGTGGAACAGTAATCGTCCAGAGCGTTATTGAGATTAGTAAACAAGACTATGATGCTTTCAATGAACGCATCGCTAAAATGAACGAGAAGAATGGAAAGGTTGACAAAGGTAATGGACAAGTACTTGACTGATGCCAAACTGCGTTGGGCACAGGAAGAACTTCTCCGTAAATTGCAAGATGCAGCTGAACACCATAAAAAAGTGGTGATTCTGAAAGGCAGAAGGTTTTAGTTAGTAAAATCAAAAATTATAAAGTTATGATTACACAAGAGACTTATGAGGCATTGAAGGATGCTAGAAATAAACTCAAAAATTGGAAGGGTGATACTAAGAAGATTCTTTTCGAGGGGCAAGCACAAGACCTCTACGACCTTCTAGATACTACTATCCGAGAGTTTGATGGTGAGAACGAAATGACCAATGTTCCCGATAGTATCTTCTTGATCATAGGAGAAGATACGCCCGAGGATGCTGATTTCAATGAGTTGGATGAGGTGACTTGGAGTAAGGTGCGAGTATCTTACAAGGATATTGAATATACTAGAAAGAAGTATAGCGTATGAGACTTAAAAAGAAATAAGAAATGAAGAAGGAAACATTTGACTTCTCGGAGGCTCTGAGAAGAATGAAGGAAGGAAAGAAAGTGAGACGTAAGATTTTTGCGGACGGCACATACGCATACATTGATAAGAACTATCTTGGTTCAGAGGCATTAATGTATAATAGCGTAGGAAGAGCTGCACCAGTTTTATGGTTACTTCCAGAGACTATTTTCGCAACAGACTGGGAGGAGGTGGAAGGATGAAGAAGAAAATATTGACCCTCACCATCGACAAGCAATGGTTCGAAATGGTAGTATCGGGCGAAAAGAAGGAAGAGTATCGTATTATTAAGGGTTATTGGGCAAAACGACTTCTTTTAGTTCGCTCAGAACTTGAAGAGCCATTCAGTAAACTAGACAAGGATTTGTCCGAGAAATGGGATAGCATAAGTCCCGAAATGGCTAAGTATTGCTTTAATAGCCCATACTATAAAACTGTTCCATTTACTCACGTCCTCTTCATCAACGGCTACCGCAAGGATAGTCCACGTATCGAAAAGGAGATTGAGAGTATCACCATCGGCAAACCTAAAAAAGGCTTATGCCCCGAAAAATGGCTTGGTACTGAGTTTTTTATAATTAAGTTTAAGTAGCGTATGAAGAAGGTAAGTTTTAGTTTCAAATATCTTATAACAAAATACGATTGTTGCTTTTATCTCATACCGACTTTAATCGTATGGACTCCCCGAAGAGTTTTCTATGAAATTAGTATAAACTTTTTGTTTTGGGAACTTAATGTTAGAATAAGAACAAGAAAGGAGTAGCATATGACTAGTATTAGAAAATAAAAAAGCAGAGCCTAGTGCCCTGCTTTTTCCTTGTCTTCACGTTCTCGTTTCTCGGCTATAGCCTGTCTGAGCCACGCGCCTTTGTTGCGTCCTAGGGATTCGCAAAACTCAAACGTTTCTTCGTTTACATGCGTCACAACCCTGTAGATGAGGGCAGCTGCGTCCTTGCTCGGTGCTCCGGCTCGCTCTCTGCGGCCACCCCACCCTGGATGCTGACTGACTTTGCATTGCTGAACCTTGCCCTTGCTATTGATGCGGAACTTCATTTTCAGCCGGTCATTTACCCAAACTTCAGCAATTACCGCATCGGGCGTCTGCTGAAGGGTAGATTTGGCAATACCGATAAGATAGGCTTTATCCTTGAAGAAGGTCTCTGTCTCATCGAGTATCGCCCAATCATCGTAGATTATGATTCTTGCCTTTTCCATATCCTCAACCTAATATTGCCATCAGTATCGTGAATAAGAAGATAAAGAGCACGAACCATTCCTGTTTACTCATAGCTTAACCTCCTTTCTTCTTCTCTTGCGATGATAAATTTGAAGTGCTTTAACAACTCTGTGGTCTTCTTTCCAACCAAAAGAAGTTTTAATCACTCGTTTTAGCCAATACAAATTTTTACCCTTGTCGGGTCCGAGAAGTATCTTTTCTGCTAGTCTTGTTTTCATGCTTTACCTCCTTTCTTGTCGAATTTATTGCCAACAATTTTTAGTCGGCTATTACGCAATACTTCCCCTAAAGTATTAGGATAGAGAACAGGAGATTCTGTATTCACCAAACTAAAACTAGTGTTGCGTTGATTCCATACTACTTCATAGATGCTGCCTGTATCCTCGTACTGTCTGAGCAAATCATGTTCATAGATAGGAAATCCGTTACAATCCAATGCGCCTGTAAATTGGCAGAGGGTGTTGGTGTCTATAGTAGGATTAATATTTCCTCTCGAAAAGAACTGACTATTAGCATAAGGTTTGCAATCTAACCACAGTTCTGTATCAATTAGCTTTGCCTTGAAATTGATTTCACTCATTTCTCCCCTCCTTCCTCGATTACTCCTATCGGTTTGATGTCGTTCACACTTTCATCCTCGGTGAAGAAGGAAACCTTCATCGTGTCGCTCACGTAGGCCATGGCCACAACATCTTCATGGGCATTCTTGATGATACAGATGTCTCCTCTTACCTCGTTCTGCATTTTCAGATACTTCACGGCTGCATCCTTCACCGCCAAAGGATTCATTTTCGTTGTTATCGTCTCCCCTGACTGAGGGAAGACGAAGATAAATTCTTGCTTATTCATATTCTTAAAACTCAAATAATTCTAGTTGTACATATCTCTTCTTCGGGAGTAGATTTTCTATTTCCTTCAGTATTTTAGCTGCGCTCTTACAAACAGAACTATTACGGTTGCGCTCTTGCTCTATCTGTACGTTAAGCCAATGCTTTACCCAATTCAAAGCATGCTCTATGGCGTCTTCCTGTGTCTTGAACCAATTCGTGTTGCTGAGGTTAGTTCCAAACGCCCCTCCTCTATCTGCTAGCATGTACGTCACACCATACGTCCACTTTCCTCTAACATAAGCTGTGGATATTTCGATATGTGGGATTCCGCTGCCGATTTCTGTCTTATCAGGATTCGTGCATACACCGAACTCGTTGAATAGAAATTTCTTTATCATGATTCCATTTCACTTTCTGTTATTAACAACTCATCAAACATAATACTATCCTTGCATGAGCAGCTCCATGATGATTCGTCTTTGTCTTCAGACACTTCATAGTTATCGGGATATTCCTCCTTGTAGAAGTCTAGGATATTATCCTCCTCTTCTGCCATCCGCTCCTTGGCTGCGGTCTTGGTGGAGTAAACTCCGATAACATTAACGCCCGAATAATCTTGATTGTCTGCTCCGTGCTTAATCAACACAAATACTTTCTGTTTCTTCATCTTACTCGCCCTCCTTCTCTTCTACATCAAATGAAACACTTTCCAACTCGCCATTCTCCAAACAACCCAAATCGTACAAACGTCTTGCGGCATTCTCTGCGTCTTCGGATGATGCTGCGTCTAGAGATACCTTGTAGGTTATTCTCTCCACGATTTCTACTACATACTTCTTCATAATCAAATCCTTTCTTTAAAAATTAATACTTGGTGGGCGGATGGTACGTTGCAACCATCTGTAGCGGCTTGAATACCGCATTCGCCCTATATATAAAACAACAACAACTATTTTCTCTTCTCGTTTATCTTCTCAAGACAAGTACTCTTGTCTACTTGCATTCCGTTCGGGATGAAGAACCTCTCGGCAAATGGGGTCTGCTTGATGATGAACGTTGTACGTGCCCTGTATCTCCGTCCGAACTTGTCAACGTGGATGGCTCCCTTGAAACATTTGATTACTATTACCATATTCTTAGTCCTCCATTAAGTTAGCTACAAGTTCATCCGTGGTGGCGAAAATCTCTTCGAGGTCCCTGGTCAGATATCTACCTTTCTTCGTCTTCAGCACTACGTGAGCGTGCATCTTCAAAGAGTTGATTTTTTTGATAATCTGTTCTCTTTGGAAACCTATCTGTGGTGTTCTGCCGTTTGTGAAGTAGAACCCAATGTCGTAGTATAACTGCTCTGCCATATTGCCATAGAGGGCATCTGCCGCATCGGTTCCCAAACTTCCGTGTGCTAGAGAAAGATAGACGATTTCGCCTTCCACAATCTTGTTTTCGTGCATAGTGTAAACGTGCTGATGAAGATAGAAATCACATAGCAAGTTCGTCTTGGCATTTCTCTGCACACACCAGTCGTTTGCAATGGTCATACAAGCGTAAACCTCCTTGCCTTCTGCTAGGTCTTTGGTGATTCGGTCGAAGATTTCCTGTTCTGTAGGCTCTCGCCCTTCTCCGGTTTCTTCATCTTCGATGATGTAATCAACATATCTCAAACCTTCCTTGTCTACAAGTTCGAGTCCGGCTGCCTGTGCCTTTACTACGTCTTGGATATTCATTACCTCAACGCCTACCATGTTTGTATTAATCTTAACTGCCTTATTTGTCTTCATAATTTTATCTCCTATATTTTTTGTTTGTAACAATGAATTGAATTAATACTATCAATATCTATAAATTTCTTGCCATCACTAAAATTTATGATGAGGGCATTTAAAAATTGTTCATAGCTGAAATTATGGCCGAGGTATGGTCGTACATCAGTTGTTTCGTTTTGTCCGTTAATAAGAACAATAATACGTTCGTTATTCTGTTCGCTAAACTCAGCTGCGAAAGCAACTGCTTGTTTTACTAATTTCGGATTCATATCTTATTCTTTAAATTTGTTATTGTTAACCATTCTAGCGGCATATGTTCTGCCGATAATCTCATCTATCTTTGCTTGCTGCTGATAATCTGTGCAGTCGGCAAAGTTCTCCTGTCCCTCATAGAAACGTGCTGCATTCTTCAGCTCATGGAGTGTTGCTTGGGTGTAGTCCTTGTTAGGATCAACTTGCCTAAGGTTCTCACATGTCTTGCAATACTCGATGAAGTCTACAAGCAAAGATTTCTCCTCGCTCTTGCTCTGCTGTCCGGCTCCCATGAGTGGTAGGGCAACTATCGTTGCCACTACCAAAGCTATCTTAATTCTCTTTTTCATATCTTTATGGATTTAATTTTTTGTTTATCTCTTTTAATGTATCAAACGTCTTTGGAAACAACTCCAAATGTGCTGCCATGAAGACTGCGTAACCAACTGCCTTTGCATAGGCTACAGATGTTGTTTGATAGAGTAATGCCCTAAGTGCGTTGTACTCAGCGTCTGTAAGTTCTAACTTGTTCTTCTCCATATTACTCGTCCTCCATATCTTTTGCTGCTCTCAGTCTGTAGCCTATAAGACTGCCAACTAAGAAGATTAATACATAAATTGTGATGTCCATAACTTAACCCTTTCTATATCTTATTTCGTTTACTGCTGACTGAACCAAAAGACTTGAAACCTCGGTTGGCTCGTCTATAATATCAACAAAAGTGACTTCCTTCGTTTCGTTGTTCAGAAACTCCACATAGTCGGGATTTAGGCGTTTATACACTACGTATTCAACTCCGTTGATTTTCGTGGTAATGGTGTTATGGTCTTCTCTGAGATAGTCGCTTATCTCGTTGATTAGACTCCAATACTCTTTCAAAGCTAAAATTTTCTTCATTTTCGTTCCTTTCTTTTAATTGTTATACTTGTGCGGTCTCTAGACTTGAACTAGATGTGCTCCTCTATTCGCTGACCGCTCCATGTTACTTCTTGCCAAAGTTGAAGATTCTAACGAACTGATAGAATTGTTTCTTGTCGCAAAGGTGGAAGAGGTCTTCCATAATGTATTCCTTGTATTCCTTGGTGCCTTCCCTGTAGGTCTCTTGCATGGCTGCTGCGGTCTCGTTACCGCATTCAAGCCAATACAGGAAGATGGCTCCTAAACTCTCATAGTCGTTATACTCATCATAGAACTTCTTCTGCTGCTCGTAAGTCTTATTCTTTCTCATAATCTTGTAGTATTGTGGTGGGGATTGCTCCCCACCTAGTTAGTTACTCTTCTTCCTCCTCTTCTTCGTCCTCATCGTCATAAGGTCGGGTTTCATCTACTTCGCCATCATAGCTTAAATAAATATCCTCGTCCTTTGCGATAAGTTCAACGTAATCGGCTAATTCGTTTGTACCGATAAACTGATACAGGCTATCTAACATTGCGCTATCGCCTAATGCAAGGCGCAAGTTGTCAAATGCGTTGCAAACTTCCTTGTAGTCTCTTTTTACTGCCATATTCTAATCTCCTATCTTTAATATTCAACACCATTCAGTTTAAGGGCGATTGCCTTTAAGTTCTCTATTCTCTGTTGCGCATTTGGTGTGAGTTCCGCACCGCAAATAAGAACTGCTTGTGAAAGGTTCATTACCTTGTCGTATATAGCGAGAGTGATTCTTGAAATCTCATCGCTTGTAAGTGTTATTGTCTTTTCCATTGCCTTAATTGTTTAATGGTTTATTACTCTTTCCACCAATCGGAAACGTCACTTCTCTTGAGGTGTCTCATTTCCAAAAACTCTTTGAGGGTGCTGCAATAGGTGTTCATAGAATAGCAATCACCCTTTAATATAACATGAACTTCTTTAGCCATAGTCTTATTTTAATTTTGTTATTGTTACCATGTAGATAACTTTACATTCCGAGTTAGATAACTCCTTAGACACGCGCGCATACTGAGTGTAATAGTTGCCATGTGTATCTTTGAAACGTCCTACGTACTTGTAGCCAACTTCCTTGTTAGCTTGTTTTGCGTGTTTTACTACATTTTCGTTAAGCACTTTGGAGAAACTTTTCGTCCAAAATGTATGTCCGTTTGTTCGTTTGTAAAGGCTATACATGTTTACCAAATATTTTTCCATAATCTTTTGTCCGTTAGGCGTGGGGAGGGGCGCTGCCCCCCTTATCTCCCCACATTGTTACTTACTCATTTCATACACCCAAAGTCTCCCTTCATGATGCAAAGCGTAATGTTCTGCTTGCCACCTTTCATTGAATTGAGCGATAATCTTTGGGTCTTTCTCGGGTTCTGAGAATTCCTGTACTACGATATACGTCTTCATGCCCTTGTTTTCTTCGTCTTTGAATACTCCAAAGTACTCTTCCCAATCTTTGAACACAAGAACTTGTACTTCCTTTCCTTTGTACGTTACAGGAAATTTACCGATAAACTCGTTGTCTCCCCAATACTCTTTGATATACTCGTCACTATCCTCGTATATACAAGGCATTATGGTTCTTTCTTCATCGATTTCGAACTTGTTGCCCTTATGATAAATTAGGCTACAAGCGATATAATCTGCTAACTTTGCCATAGTCTTTAATATTTTAGTCGTACAACTGAGTGAGTACGTTATCGTACAGGTCTCTTGTCTTCTCAACGCTGCTTTCCTTCCAATGAAATGGATTCTCGTTTGCAGTTCTTCTAAGCATGTTGGCTATTACAATAGCCTCAGCCTTAGTCAATTCTAATAAACACATCTTTGTTGTTTCCATTGTCGTTGTTGTTAAATGTTCTACATTAAAGTGCAGGTGTACGTTTGCGCCCAACGTTCACAAGTTACATGTGACCTAACTCCCTTCGTTTAACGTCCGTGGGTTGACGCGTTTCGATGTTTCTCTAGTCTAACACGACTAGCGTTTTTACACCTTGCGTGATGAGTGTTTGAGACTTCTTTGTCTTGTTGCTTTGAGAGTGGCAACTAACTCGGTGTACGATGTCCTCGGTGTTTGTCCTGTGTCTACCTCAGTGTTTTGCCTACTTAACCTATTTGTATAGCGTTCGTTACTAGCCAAAATATCTCTAAATGTGCCATTGCTACGCTGAAATCAAACTAACTTGATTTCGGGTGCAAATGTAGCGCATTTCTGCGAAAGTTCCAAACGTTTTACGATATTTCTTTCTTATTTTCACGCTATTTAACCAAAAAGTAGCGCATTTATGCGAAAGTCTTAAAGAATTTAACAACTAATAGCGCATTTCTACGCTTAATAAAAACAAAAAGTTTCTCAAAAATACGCTATTATCAAAATAATTTCGTATCTTTGCGCCATTAAATTAGATTATTATGATAGAATTACGAATAAAAGAGTGCTGCAAAGAGCACAATATATTAGTTTCAGAGTTAGCCACACAGATGGGCTACGAGCATGTTACAAGTCTAAATCAGTTACTTAGACGTAGAAAGATTGGACTAGACAAGTTAGAACAAATGGCAGAGATAATCGGCTGCAAGGTGTCCGAACTCTTCGAGGAGAGTGATAAGAGTGACTTTGCATCGTTTATACGCTATAATGGCATCCACTATACTGCCGATACATTGGAGGAGTTCTTCAAGCAAGTTGATGAGTTAAGGATTATATCGAAATGATTATAGTTCAAATTATCATGTGGCTCGCCTTCGGTGCAGTCTCACTCGTTAGTATAGCCTATCTCTTTAATGTATTCGGGAAGGTGGAGGAACATAAGAAACCATTCATGAAGTATGCTGAGTGGCTCTTGCAATTGCTCATCGTGGTGTGCTACCTGTATTCGGTGTACACCTTCGGCAAGTGGCTGCAAGGCTTGTGGTGAGGGCGTCAGCCCCACAGGGCATGGGGAGGGCGCTTGCGCCCGTGGGGGCGCTGCCCCCTTATCTCCCCCGAGGATTCTTCACTCTCTCACCCATGAGAAGAACACACAAGAGAGAGAAGAGAGAATAGAGAGAGTACAGGGAGAGAAAACAATTTCCCTAACTAGGAAAAAATATTTCTCCAACTAGGAAAATCAAAACCGCCTAAATCATCTTCTAAAAGCCTTAATCCTAGATGAGCGCATTATCTTGCACAAAACCATGAAATCTACGAAAAACCCACAAAATCGGCTCTAATCTGCCCAAAAATGGCTCTTAAACGGCTCAAAACTTGCGAATTTGGGAGAAATCCCGACCAACTGCCCGAAAATCGCAAAAATCGTCAGAAATGGGCGAGTTTAGCGTTGATTGTGGGTGAAAATCATTCAAGAAGGGTGAATACGGCTAGTTAAAGTTTGCTAACGAACTCCTTGCGTGCGTGCGTACCTATTAATGCAAAACCCCTTTTTTGTTTGCAAAGAATCTTCTTTTATGAAATAAGAACTTTCTTTACATTATTCCTTTATTGATCCTCGGGAGTGATTGAAACTAACTTGCTCATAATTAACCACTTGTCTTTTCTTTACAATAATCACGTTTTCTTACAAAATGGGTATTCTAGAGGGCGAAATGGGAGAAGGGAAAGGGGTGAGTTGCGCCCCGAGAAAGAAATTGGTGGGATTTTGGGCGATTTTGAGCGAGGTTGGAACACGGCAAAACCGAACTTCAAATATTATATATTTGCCCTCGAAACATCAAATAATTGCAATTATGACGGAAATATTATCAAAAATCCCAAAGCATTTGACCTCTTGCCCTGTTCTCACGAACAAGAAAGAATGGGTCTTAGGTGCTGCATCCTTGGCGCTTGGCGTTGGCTCCTCTCTCTTCGGTGCTAACAAGGCGAAGAAGGCAGCTAGAAGGGCACAAGCGGAAAACACGTACAGAACGAACGCTGAGAAGGCTTGGTACGACAAGAACTACAACACGGACTACCTCGACACGAAAGCGGGTCAGAACCTCATGAGAAGGGCGAAGGAAGTACAAGACGAGTATGTTCGCAAGGCTGATGGTGCGGCAGCCGTTGGCGGTGGAACTGCTGCAAGCGTGGCAATGGCGAAGGAGGCAGCTAATAAGGCTATGGGCGACACGATAGCCAACGTAGCGGCACAGGACACGGCTCGCAAGCAGCATGTGGAGGATGCTCATCTTCAGAACACTCAGCAGTTGTCTAGAGAGCGTCAGCAAATCGAGCAGCAGAAGGCGCAGAACACTAGCGATGCGGCTCAAAATGCGTCAAATGCCATGTTCAATTTCGGTGTGAACCAATTGGGGTCAGAACTCGAAGGTGCTAAGGCGGTGAAAACCAACACTTTAGGTTCAAATGAAAAGCCAATTGGTAACACAATTGTAACACAACAAGACAAAACCGCTCATTCTGCCGCTACTGACCACTTGGCTGAGAGCATGATGTCTCCCGAGGAGAAGAACCAATACCGCTTGAAGAAGGCAGTCGGCTTGTCGGGGCTTGGGTAGCAGCTAGAAGGTGGAGCGGACGAGTGACAGGCTAGGGCGGCAAGGCAAGGTGAGCGAGGCGTAACAGGCGACCCCAAGACCCCCACCCCCTTTGACCACCGTTGCAAATTATAGTAGAATAATACAAATAAAGAAATTCTGCCTCCCCCCACCCCCTTTTCTGGATTTCGGTTTTCCGATTTTCCCCACCCCTGAATTTTCGGAAAGTGTTAATGAAATTAAACATAAATAATATGGAAGTAAAGATAGGAAAAGGTCTTTTGTCTCAGATTGAAAAGCCATTCGAGTCTAGCAATAATAAGATAACGTTAGATGATTTGGCTAAGTTCCTAAAAGAAATGGACGAGCAGTATAACCATAAAGTAAATACTGAACGTGAGTATTATGCTCGGTTGATACGCAAGGATGGAAAAGTCAGAAATGTGCTAGTGGTAGAAAACAAGAAGGAAGCTGAGGAGTGGAATCCTAAATTCTACTATTACAAAGAGACAGATAACGGCATTATTCCTGCATCATACGACGATATTATGAACCAGTTTTTAAAACATTAAAACATAAAGATTATGACATTTGAAGAAGCAAAGAAGATATTGGAGAAAGAGTTTGCTGTGATTAGCCTTCACAAGTCAACAGAGCCATTTGAGTTTGACGAGAGTGGCTGGATTGAGCATGAGAAGCCTTCTGAACTTGAAGCTTTCCGGGTTTTATCCAAGGGAGGTTATTATATATCCATCAGCGGACATGATTACAATATGCGTGAGAAACGTTTGCAGAAGGAGTATGAAAAGAACACCAAGGCTCCTGGTCCTGGTGAAGAGCAGCCAGTGGATAAGAGTTCTTCAGTTCCTCATTCCGGACTAGTTTACGACCAGAACTTTGAGGTTGAGCGTCTCCGACAGGAGAATAAAGATTTGCTTAAAGTCATTGAAAAAATGAAGGAAGGCAACCCTGCTCTTAAAGAATCAGCCTCCCAGTTTAACGATGCCTTGTTGGATGAGCTGAGAAAGAAGATTGCTGCCTACAAGAAGCTACATTTTTATGATACAAAGACGCTTAAAAGAAAGGACGAAATAATCGAAGAGTTGCGTGATAAAAATGCAGAGTTGCTTGGCATGGTTGAGAGAATGAAGGAGGACGTGAAGGATATTGATACCAACTTAAATGCAGCCAATAAGACGAATAAATGCCTTAACAAGAAGGTTGTTGAACTTACCAAGATTAAAGGAGATCTTAATTCATGGATTTCAGGATTGTATTTCTGCATTCATCATAATAATGATAATTACAAATATAAGCTAAAGCGTCTCGGTAAGGAGATTTCCAAGTTGAACAGCATCATCCATGACAAGAACGCTGTTTTGGCTGACGTTTCAGAGGAACTTCGCCTTTCAAAGATTCGTGAGAAGAATCTTGCCGAGTTAGGTCTGAAATATGTTGGGGAGAACGAGAAGTTGAAGAAGGAGCTTGAACATGCAAAGAAAATTAGAGTTTCTTCTGATAATGCAGAGGAAGGCGCAGACCTTTATGGAGTAATTGTATTGTGTGGCAAGGATTATATTGATGCACTAAAGAACGTAAAAGACGTATGGCAGGAGTAAATAATCATAATACGCAGCAGCCTAGGAAGAAGCCGGTAACTATCGGCGGCTATCCTGAGGCTGTGCATGACCTGATGAGGGCGAAATATCCCGATTATGATCAGGTGATGAATGGAGGCAACGGAGGAGCCGCGGGGGTTAATGGCGGTGCTGGCGTTAACTTCTTCGGGAATGGGGGCGGTGCTACCGGTAAGTTTGAGGCTCAGCCTGTTCAAACTGGCGCAGCACCTGTTACAGACTTTACCCAGATGCCTAAGCAGGAAGAGTTCGTTCCGCAGGGAAGCGGTAATGCTAACCCTGCCTTGGGACCAGTACAGACTCCTTACATGGGCGATGCAGCAGAGAATACACCACAGCCTCAGAGCAATTTTGAGGGAATGCCGCAGCCTTCTACTGGTTGGAATGCTGACGGAACACCTCGCTATGATACGCTTTCTACTGCTCTGAGCGGCTTTCAGATGCCGCAGGAACAGCAGGTTCCAGAGTTTGAGGCTGATCCTAAACAGAGGGATGGCGGCTTTTTCAGTTGGCTCGGCAAGGTTATGCCGAAGAGCAGACCGGGAATGCGTGAGGGTGAGACTCCAGATGAGTATGACCGCCGAATCACTACCAACCGTGAGAATATCGCTGCCTTTGCCGATGCCATCCGTCACATTGGCAACATCATCAACACTTCGAAGGGTGCGCCTCTGCAGGTGTTCAACGACCCTACTGCCATGATGGAACAGGGTTATCAGAACCGCAAGGCTCAGAGACAGAAACAGGCTGCCCTTGATGCGGATGCTGCCTATAAGCAGGCTAATCTCGACCTAGATAACCGAAAAGCACAGGCTGATCAGGTTTATAAGGAGTATCTTATGGGGCTTCGTGGCGAAGGTAATCAGCTTGCCAAGGATAAGTTTGAGTACCGAAAGGATAAGGATGCGGCAGCTGACCAGTATAAGAAGGATAAGGATAAGCGTGACTTTGAGTATAAGAAGGGGCGTGACAAGGTGAAGGATGAGCAGACTAGGCAGCGTCTGGCTATTCAGCAGTACAACGCAACCCATAAGGGGCGTGGCGGCGGTGGACGGTCAGGCAGGAGCGGTAGCGGCTCGGGTGCCAAGTACTGGTTTGAGGATAAGAACGGCAAGATGCGCTATCAGCCTAACAAGACCATGTGGGAACAGGAGTACTACCGTGAATACGGCAAGCTTCCGCAGGGCGAGACTTCTACTTCTACCAGTACGAAGACCATCAATCCGAAGACTGGTGCAGAGGTAACGACCACCACAAGGAGAAAGGGCGCATCTGTTACCAGTCAGGCAGCAGCTTCGCAGAATGCGGCTAGGAATGCGAGAAACAGACCGAAGCCTGCCGGCAAGTCGAAGAACGGCTATAAGAACACAAAGAAACTTGGATTATAAACATTAATATATAATATATGGCTGGAGATAAATTTGACCAACTTTATAACGCCTTGAAAGCCGATGGCGCAGTATCGGGAACTAGAGAACATTTCCGACAGTTCGTGTATGCGCCGGGCAAGCAGGGCTATCATAACAGAAAGCAGCTCTATGATGCACTTCACGCAGACGGTGCTGTTTCCAGTAATTCGTATGAGGAGTTTGCGCAGCGACTCGGACTTCATGCAGTAAATCCGAGACCTCAGCAGCAGAAACCAGTTCAGCCTGTCAAGAAGCTGACGATGAAGCAGAGAGCGCAGGAAGTGGCGGCGCAGTATCGGAAGCCAAGGCAGCAGAAGGCTCAGCAGCCTAGAACGGCTACCACTTCTGGTACAGACTACATGCAGAACTGGCGGTTGGCGCACATGCGTAACGACCAGATGAACCCGATGCAGCAGGCTCAGGCTAGCAATATGCGCGCGCGCATGCAAAGAGCACAAGAGCAGTCTGCACGTCAGGAGCAGCAGAGAGCTACCCCTATCAGCAGAAGCAGAATAACCCCTACTGCCAAGAACTTCAACGAAACGATGCAGCAGCTTTCTACTCCTGAGGCTAAACAGGCTAGAGCCAAGCAGCAGAGGGAGGACGATGCTAGAGCATTCGCCCAGTATGAGGTTGAGGGTAACAAGTTCATAAGAAATGACGGACATACCAAAGGTATTTTGGGTAATGATCTGCTCGAACTTGTAGATTCTTCCATGAACGAGGCACAGGAATTGACACGTCAGCAGTATCAGCAGAACCTTGACGAGAAGGGCGGCATCTATGCGCCTCAGTCGGTAAAGGAACAGGCTTTCCGTGATGCTCAGACGCAGGAACAGGTGAACCGCCAGAACGTTCTGATGAACAATCTCAGCAAGAAAATCGGCGAGATTTATTCCCAGAAGGGTATGCAGCGCCATATTGCCGAGAGCGCAGAGAAACTGAACATGAGTGTGGAGGAATACGTGGACAAATATGTTACTCCTGAGATTATGAACTATGCTCAGAAGGCTCTGACAATGCGTAATCAGGAGGAAATCATGCCTCATGGTGCGCTTGACTATATTGCCAAGAACCTCAGCAACTCTATTATCGGTATGGTGGTGGCTCCATCTGTGATGTCTAGAGATACCAGGCAGAGATTGCAGGAAGGTATTGCCATTGCTGATGGTGATGCGGAAATTCAGAAGGTTGCCGGTCACAAGGATGAAACCTATCGCTCTGGAATCGGTACGAGATTCGCATCTACTGCCGTAAACATGGCTGCTGATTCTGGTCCGCTCGCCGTAATCGGTGCCGGCGCAAGTGCTGCCGTGAATACTGGAACCCGAGTTCTGACTAACGGACTGGTGAAGGCTGGCGTGATGAAGGCGGCACAGAAGCTTACCGCCCAACAGATGGCTTTCAAGGTGGCCAACATGACTACGGCACAGAAGATCATGTCGGGATTGGGAACCAGAACAGCAACAGGTGCGCTGAACCTTGCAGGATATTCGGGTGTGACAGCGGCTTTGAATCAGGCTTCTACTGGCGATGATACTTCGCTGCAGGCTATCGGCGAGGCTGGTCTGAAGGGTGCTGAGCATGGTGCGGTTACTGGTGCTATGTTCGGAGTTTCGGGAGCAATCATGTCTCCTTGGGTTTCCAAGTTCGGAATCACCGGCATGGAGAAGAGTACTGGCGAGCGGTTGCTTCATGGCGCACAGAAGTTTGGTGCTACGGCTGCCGGTCTCGGCGTTGAGGCTGGAACCATGATGGTTGCCGATAACGTGACTGGCGACAAGGATATTTCCTTCGGCACTTGGTTGGAAGATGTTGTGATGGTTGGCGCATTCAAGGCTGGCGAGCCTAGCAACTTCGTGAAGATGGGCAACATTCTGCATCATCTTACCCATAATAGCGGTGGTAATTTCGTGATTGGAAAGAATGCCAATGGCTCCCCTATCGCCGTGGATATTCGTCTGACTCCTGACGAGAAGAAGGAATTGATTTCTTCTGCATCGGGCAAGAATCTGATGGATGCTTTCGTGAAGGTGGACCGCGCATCGAAGACAGCCCCAAGAGACCCGAAGTATAAGACTGCTTACACGGATTTCATGAACGACCCAGACGTTTCTCAGAGCACCAAAGAGAAGGTGAATGCGGCCATGGGACTGTTTAACACGACAAGAGGCAAAAGCTACCGCAGCGTGAACGACGTGAAGAACAAGCAGATTCTTGAATACACCAAGAACGGAACGCTGCTTACACGTACCTCTTATAAGAATGCGGATGAGCGCAGAGCTATTCTTTACAAGCAGAAGCTTTATCGTGATAATGACGATATGATGTCGCTGATGGGCTATGCAAGGATGAAGGATATGCAGTTCATAGATGATGATGGAACTGTCACTAATCTAGCGTTTAGATTCCTTAAAGAAAACGGATATGACGAGAATAAGGATATTACAGACCCGAATAATGCCCGACTTATTGACGAGTTGCGCAACCAGAAGAGTGCGCTCTATCTTGATTGGACGAAGTATGCAGATAAGAACGGTTTGCTTGGCTACCTCAGATCAGAAAGCAAAGGTTATACTAATAACTTCATGGCTTCTATCAAAGAACTTCTTGGTAAAGAAGGAAGCATTGTTATTGATATTGACAAAATCATGCGCAAGGACCCAATGAAGCGTACCGATGAGGAGAACAGAATCTTCTATCATGTGAAGAGAGCACTCGAAGATGAGCTTTTCCCTAGCGGAAAACCACACGCAGACCAGTCTGCAAGCCAAGGTAAGACGGTTGCCGAGGAGCATAGTCTGGGAACTGACAACCCGGATAGCGGCGTGGTAGTTGATGAATTGCGTAACCTTCGCAACGCAGAGCAAGCCCTTGATGCAGCGATGGATAGTAACGATGTGTTCAAGCAAACCTTTGAGAAATTGCACCAGCAGGGCTTGACGCCGGCACAGATTTACGATGCACTCATTCAGAATGGATTACTGCAAGAAGAGTTGACCCCACTTGCCCAATATATTAATGCGAACGCTAGAGTGCAGGGTATGCAGCAGGCTACAGCTGATGCTATAGAGGAAAACGTGAAGAGCTTTATTTCTGATTGGAGCTATCACGGAACCTTAAACGGTCAGCCGATGAATGGTGAGCAGGCTTTGTATGTTCGGGACAGCAGCGGAAGAACCCTTCTTGTTGGTTCGGGTGATGTTGCTTTCGACCAGAATACAGGTAGAGCCAAGGAAGGTAGCGGTGATATGCTTGTCTGTCTGGACCCTAATATCAAGGAATTGGTTTACGTGAAGGCAGATGAGGTTACTCTGGTTCAAAATCAACCTCTAGACCAGTTTGCTGCAGAGTATCGTCAGAGATTACAGATGAAGAACTCTGAGCCTTATAATCAGGCAGCACAGGAGCAGGCAATGCAGGATGCAGCCAAGCCTCAGCAGGAGCAGGAGTCACCACAAGATAATACCACAAAATCGGAAGATAGTACCACAAAAGAGGGTGATTTAACAAAAGTTGATACCACTTTAACAAAAGTTGATACCACATCGGGCAAAGATAATACCACAAATGAGAACTTAGCACCACAAGAGCAGCCTCAACCTAGCAGAAAGTTTGCCGATGGTTCCGATGTTCCTATGGCTACGGATAGCAAGGGAAGACCTACGCCAGATTATGCTAGCATGACTCCTGAGCAGAGTGCGGAGATTCTTACTGAGGATTTCGGTGAGAATGCCGAGAAGGTAGTGGACGGACAGATTAAGAAAGCAGAGAATGCTTTGAAGGATGCTGAAAAGATGAAGGTGGACTATACCGCCGAGCCTAACGACATCATGGAGCAGGAGGCTTTGAAGAATCAGACTATTGAAGCTGCCAAGAAGCAGCTGGACCACGCTCAGAATATCAAGAAGGCTATGACTGCCAAGAAGGTTGCCGAGACCGTGGGTAAGACAGAACAGACTGAGGGCGCACATGAGGCTGGCAGCGTGGCTGCACAGAAGTTTCTGAATGCACCTAGACTTGTAGGCAACAAGCGCACGCGAATGCTTCCTGACGGAGAAACCAAGATTAAGGGACACTATGAGATTGTGCCGGCAGAAAGTCTTACTCCTTCACACGATGTAAACAATGACTATAAGAAATCTGAGGGATTCCCTACCGATGCAGAGGGCAGAACCGTGAATGACCGTGACTATGAGCACGACAAGGCGGCTCAGCAGAATACGGACCAGATTGCCCGAAAGTATAATGGTATGGCTATCGAGAATGTGCCAGTTGTATCTGACGAGGGTATCGTTTATGATGGCAATGGTAGAACGATGGCAGGACAGAAGGCGGCAAAGGACGGCACGGATGGCGAATACATCAACGACCTTTTGGAGAATGCCGAGAACTTCGGCTTTACCAGAGAGCAGATTGAGAAGAGCGGAATCGAGCATCCTCGCCTGGTAATGGTGACGGATGAGAGATTGCCATACGATGCATCTACCTTCGCTAAGTTTAACCGAAACGAGAAGAAGACTCAGAGTAATACCGAACAGGCGGTTGCCAAGGCTAAGACCTTGACTTCTGACGAGGTAGGCGCGATTGTTGCCGAGATTGAGGGAAATGGTTCTCTTGATGCTTTCTTTAACAATTCCAAGGCAATAAATGACTTGGTAAAGACGTTAGTAGATAAAGGTATCATCGGACAGAACGAGGTGGCACAGATGATGGATAGTCCTGAGCGACTTTCTGCACAAGGCAGGGAGTATGTGAAGAACCTTCTTTTGGGTTCTATCTTCAAGCCAGAGACTATCAGAATGCTGGGCATCGACTCTACGGTGAAGAATAAGGCTATCAATGCTATCCGCTCGGTAATGGACAACATGAAGCTGGGCGAGTTCTCTCTTCGCGACGAGATTGATCAGGCTATCCAGTTGCTCTATGAGGCAAGACAGGGCGGCAATAAGGTTGATACGTTGCTGAGAACACCAGACATGTTTGGTGAGGATGCGGCTAAGCGTTACTCTTCTATCTCTCAGATGATGGCTTTAGCCTTGGAGGGCAAGGTTTCTGATTTCAGAGATTTGCTTGACGAATACAACCGCATCGCTAAGGCTAGAAATACTGGCGAGGGCAATATGTTTGAGGCAGCTCCTACCAAGGAAGAGTTAATTAATGAGTATTTGAACTTTAAAAAATGGCAAGATTATGGAACAGGACATTCAGAAATTGAAGGAAGCAATGATGTTTCAGGCAATGAAGAACCTCAACAAGAAGCATCAGGAGGAAATGAACCAGCAGAAGCAGGAACAGAACCAGAACGACCAAGAGTAGAAGAACCAGACGACTTAGTAAACAAAGAACTTGAAAGTCGTATTGAGGTGACGGACGAGGAAACCGAGACTCCATCAAAGAATGGTCCTATCATGAAGCAGAAAATTCTGATTGATGGAGACAAGGAGGTTATCAAGGTTGATGAGCCTAACGACAAGGGCGAATACACCGGCTCATACTATGAGTATGATGGCAAGAAGTTTGGTGACCTGAATGAGGTTGCCGAATATATTGACGGTAAGAATGAAGAAGGTCCTCTCCCACTCCTTCCAAAGGAAGAGAAGCCAGACCCTCAGTTTAACCCGATTGCAGCGGCTGCCGCTGAGTTCAAGAAGGAGCATCCTCTGACTGAGGAGGAGATTATGAAGGCAGACGTTGATGATGTGGTGAAAGATATGGCTCTTGATTATCTTAATGGTGAGGTGACGGATGATTTGCATCGTGCTATCTATGAAAGCATCTTTGCCAAGACTAGAGGGCAGAAGACTGAACCAAAGGTTGAGGCTCCTAAAACGGAACCATCTGCTGACCCTATGGAAGGAATCAAAAATGCAGCAGAAGCTTTTGAAAAGGAGAAGAAAGCTAAGGCTGAGACAGAGAAGAAGCCTCAGCAGAAAGCTGACGATGCAGCAGTAGCGGCTTCCAACAAGAAGGTCAATGACCTTTGGGATATGCTCAAGAATGCTGGCAAGGATGAAATGTCTGCTTCGTTTGTTGGTCTTAACTCTAGACAGCTGGAAGTATTGCCTAAGCTGGTGAGCGCCATGGCAGAGAATGCTTACCTGAGAATCAAGAGAGGTATGCACAATCTTGAAGACGTGGTGAAGGAAATGCGCAAGGAGTTTGCTCCTGCTTCCAAGATTTTCAAGAAGGAAGACGTGGATGCTATCTATGAGCAGATGATGAATATCCGCTATCGTGATGGTGAGCAGCGCATGAGCTTGAAGGAGTGGGCTGACTACTACGAGAAGACTTCACCTAAGCATCAGGAGAATCTGGTGGGCGACTCCAAGAGTGCCGAGGAAAGAAAGATGGCAGAGAAGAAGTTTATTGATACCGTGAACCTACAGTTGGGCTTCAAACATAAGTTTAACGGTATTGTTGAGCTGAGAAAGATAGCTGAGAGAGTTGGCTTGAAGGACATCAAGGACACAGACCTTCAGGAGCTTGCTGAAACAGCCATTGTTAAGCGAGCAAGAGGTATCGCTTCTACGGAATCAACCAACAACGCAGAGAAGTTCAAACGCATCAAAACACTCTATGAGAATCAGCCTAGCCTCAACCAGAGAGATTCTGAGCGAGTGATGAAGCAGCAGTACTCTACTCCTGCCCCTTATGCTTTCCTTGCGGATATGTATGTGAAGGGTAACGGCAAGGTAATTGAGAGTGCTCTGGAGCCAAGTGCCGGCAACGGTATGCTTACCATCGGCTTGCCAATGGATAAGGTGCATGTGAACGATATTGATGCCCAGCGATTGGCGAACCTGAGAAGACAGGGCTTCAAGAACGTAACCAGTCAGGACGGAACCCAGCCTTTTGCAGACAAGGACGTTGACGTGGTGGTAACAAACCCACCATTCGGTAGTGCTACCCCTAAGGAGTATGACGGCTATAAGATTTCTTCTTTGGAAGGACAGATGGCTATCAATGCCTTGGAGAGCATGAAGGACGATGGCCGTGCTGCCATTATCATCGGCGGCAAGACAGAATACGCCAAGAACGGAAGTCTGAATCCGAAGGATAAGGCTTTTCTTGGTTATCTCTATAGCCACTATAATGTGGAGGACGTGATTAATGTGGATGGTGGTCTCTACGCAAAGCAGGGAACCAGCTACCCTACACGTATTATATTAATAAACGGAAGACGCTTGAATGAAAATGCCTTTCCACCAGTAAAGGATAAGGCTAGAGCAGAGACCGTGAAAGATTATGACGAACTTTATAAACGAATTGAAGATGATATACTACGAAGTGAACGGATGGATTCTTCCATCGGAGGAGAAACAAGAAGTGCTCAATCAGAACTTGATCAACAAGGCGCTGCTGGTGCTCCTAAAGAGGGAGTACGAGCAGGAGAACGAGGAGGAAGCAAACCAGATGGTGAGCGAGAGTCTGACCTATTTGACTCCACTTCCGTATCAGGAACCCATGATGACTTGGAGAATCAACGAGGAACCGAGCCAAGAGAAGATGGAGGACTTTCTGGTGGAGATACTGGAACAGACAGAACAGGGACAGAGCCTTCTCAGAGCGAAGGAGCAACCGCTGAAACCAATGAACAGCGAGGAGCTGGATCAGGAGGAGCTGGACGGAATGACTCTCAGCCAAGTACTGATGAACCTGCCAGCACCGGGAGCGGAAGCGGACCACGGGGACAATTACAGCGGGTGGACAAATCCGTACGTGGACTAAGCACCGAGAAAGTTACCTATACCCCTAAGAGTGGAAATCCATTCACTCTGAAAGCCGTGATGCCTGCCGATCAGCAGGAGGCGGTAAACAAGAATCTCGAAAAGCTGGGCGATGCCGACCAGTTCCTTGTTGATGAACTGGGCTATAATGATAAGGATGATTTGTATTCTCATCTTGCTGCAGAGCAGGTTGACTCTGTAGCCCTTGCCTTGCAGCAGGCAAAGAAGGGCAACGCCTTTATTATTGGAGATATGACTGGTATCGGTAAGGGAAGACAGGCTGCTTCGCTTATCAGATACGCCAAGAAACAGGGTCAGGTTCCTGTATATTTCACCAAGACAGCAGGATTGCTGAGTGATGTTTACCGTGACTTGGTGGATATTGGCAGCCCAGACCTAAGACCATTTGTATTCGGTAGTGCCAAGGAAGCTGCCATTACCGACTCAGACGGAAATGTAGTATTCGCTTTGCCATCGAAGAGCGAGGTGAAGCGTGTGCTCGACTACATCGAAAAGAACGGAAAACTGCCAGACGAATACGACTATGTATTGACTACTTACAGCCAAGTAAGCAATGGTGTGTATGAGTTTGACGAGGACGGCAACCGCAAGGAGAGAAAGCTTGCGAAGGGTAAGACATTCGGCGCTGCTGCCCTGAGCGGACAGAAAAGACGTGATGCTATTGAAAAACTGATGGGTAACGCCTATCTTATCCTTGACGAAAGCCACACGGCTGGTGGCAATAGCGGACAGGGCAACTATTTCCAACACATTATTCAGAAGGCAAAGAACGTTACCTTCTTCTCTGCAACCTTTGCCAAGAGACCAGACAACATGCCTATCTATGCTTTGCGTACTGCCATGAACGAGGGCGGTATGAAATCATCCGACTTAATTGATGCGGTGAAGCGTGGTGGTGCAACCTTGCAGGAAATCATGAGCCAGACCTTGACGCAATGCGGTCAGATGATTCGCCGTGAGCGAGATATGACTGGCGTAACCATCGACTGGAAGGCGATTGATGATCCTGAGCGAGTGCAGGAGCAGCGAGAACAGTATGATAGTATCATCGGATTGTTTAATGATATTATCAATTTCCAAAAGAAATATGTTTCAAGTTACGTGGATGAGCGTAATGATGAGCTAGCTGCCATTCAGTCTACTATGGGAATCAAGAAGGGAACGGCTGCCCTGGGTATCAAGAATCAGCCATTTGCCAGCAAGGCGTTCAATACTGTTCAGCAGGTACTTCTCTCCTTGAAAGCGAAGTCTGCTGCAGAACGTGCCATCGACTATTTAAAGCAGGGTATGAAGCCTGTGATTGCGTTGAACAATACCAACGAATCTCAGACTGGCAACCTTGCGCTTGGCGAGGAAATGGACGCACCAGACTTGGGCACATCTTTGAAGAAGGGTCTGGAGGGTACACTTCGCTATACTCAGAAGGATGCAAAGGATAATAGTGAAAGCGGCTACATCAAGCTTTCTGATTTGGGCGATGAGGCAGTTGAGGCTTATCACGAACTGGAAAAGAAGATTGAGCAAACAAGTACCGGTCTTTCACTCTCCCCTATTGATGTTATCAAGAACGAGTTGCAGAAGGCAGGCTATAAGGTAGGTGAGCTGACCGGTAGACAGACCGAGTTTGTTTATAACGACAACGGAACTGTTACCAAGGTGAAGCGTGCTGATACAGACAAGAAGAAACTCGCGCGCGACTTTAACGATGGCAAGATTGATGCGCTTATTCTGAACAAGAGTGCTGCCACTGGTATCTCTCTGCATGCTTCGAGCAAGTATAAGGACCAGAAGAAGCGTGTGATGATCGTGGCGCAGCAGCAACTTGACGTAAACGATGAAGTTCAGATGCGTGGACGTATCGACCGAACCGGTCAGGTGGCTAGAGGTGCATACGAGTATGTGGTTTCTCTGATTCCTGCCGAGCAGCGACTGCTGATGATGTTTAAGGCTAAGTTGAAGTCACTTGATGCCAATACAACTTCTTCTCAGAAGAGTAAGTTCAACGAAATGGAAGTTGCCGATATTACCAATAAATATGGCGATAAGGTGGTTCGTGAGTATATGGCAGAGCATCTTGACCTTTATGCTCGCATGGCTGATCCATTCGGATGGGAAAAGAGTCATGGCGATGATTTGTCTAGAATCGACCCACAGACTCTTGTTGCTAGCGGTGGCGGTGTTGGTGATGGCGAAGCTGGTGCCGATGCAAGCAAGTTGCTTGGGCGTATGGCTCTGCTGAGAGTCTCTGAGCAAGAGAAGATGTTGCAGGAGATTGGCGAGCTTTATGCCAACGAGATTCAGCGACTCAACGAAATGGGTGAGAACGACCTTGAGATTACCGAGCTGCCTCTGAAGGCTAAGACTCTCCACAAGGAAGTTTGGAAACAGGGTGCAGAGCCGGGCGGCGATAACGCCTTTGCTGACAATACCTATATAGAAAAGGTGAACATGGCCATCTTAAAGAAACCAATGAAGGCTTCTGAGGTGAAGGCTTCGCAGGAAGGCTTGACTGGCGGCAAGACATGGGATGAATACAAGACCGAGAAGAAGGCTGCCGTGAAGGAGTACTTCGACCAGAAGATTGCCGAAGCGAGCCAGAAGTATGAGGAGCGTGCCGTGAAGGCTGCAACCAAGGCTAAGGAGAAATATATCAAGGACGCTAAGAAGGGTCAGAAGGATTCGGGCATGAGCGATGAGCAGATTGAGAAGATGGCAGGCTATCAGTATGATAACATCTACAATCAGGAGAAAGATAAGCTGAACGATGTGGTGAAGAACCTGAAAGCCAAGGCTGAAATGTTTGAGCGTGTGCTTGATACCTTCGATACTAACGGCGCTTTCGTTCTGCCTATGGATATAAACAATCCAAACGAGTTGAGCGGATTCGGCAACAGTTACGGTAGACTTATTGACATCAAGATTACTGATAACTACTCGCCTAACGCCTCTTCCGTTTCCTTCGCTACCTTGGATGGCAGAAGAAAGATTACTTTCCCTATTGCCGGCAAGGTGGGTTCTGGTGAAAACAAGGTGGATATTATCGGTTCTATCGACCGCATGACCAAGCAGGCTGCCGGTATGGGAGACAGCCATCTCAGAGTATTGAACCAAAACTTTGATAACTGGGATAGACTGACTAGCAATGAGATCCGCAAGAATGGCTATATTGTAACTGGCAATCTGATGCAGGCTTTGGTTGACAGCAAGGATCATGGCTTGGGCGGTCAGCTGGTGAAATATACAACTGATACTGGCGAGGTGAAGACTGGTATCTTGATGCCGGACCGATTCGACCCTAAGGGCTTGACTACAGATGCGCCTATCAATAGTGTAACTGAGAAATTTGAACTTTCGTCTTGGCATGGTGGTATTGACGAGGTTACTTCATCGGATGGTGATGTGAAGGTGAAGCGCATAGACAACTCTCGTGGCTACTACTTCGAACTTCGTGTACCAAAGAGCAAGGCGAAGGGCGGCAAGTACTTCATGGATAATGACTTGCTGAAACTGGTTAATGGCAATAACTTCGAGACCAGAGGCAACAATATGCTTGCTGAGTTCAAGCCAGAGCAGTTGAAGCCTGTACTGGACCGCCTATCTAAGATGGGCGTGAAGGTGCAGGAGGAGCGCAAGACTTCTGAGGATGAAGGCACCCACTTCCGTGAGGACCGAGGCTTGCAGTATTCTAAAACAGGTACAAAAGATGTTAAGAATAGTAGAATCATTCCGGAAGATGTAGATAAAAATGTATCTTCGCAGATTGAAAAGAGATTCGATGATGAGGTTGAAAGACTTTATGGGGACATTTCCGACCGTCCAAACGTAAAGAGATATGTGGAGTTGATGGCAAACAAGTTTGCAGGCACACAATATGTTGACACTTTCGACATGGACAGAGAAGGAAATAAAACCAAGAAATATGATGGTCTGAAATCAATCATTGATTCTCTTGATAACAAACTTAAAGATATTGAAAAGAAGTATGGAATCAAGCAAAGAGACAACATCTGGGACATTGAAAGAAGAGTCAAGGAAGGAAAGAGTCTGTCCGAAGCAACCGAAGGAAATGACTCGAGAGGAATGGATGGAGCTTCAAAGGGGGATAGTGGACGAATTTCCGGAAAGTTGGCTGGAACAGGAAAGGATGAAGGAAAAGTTGTTCGAAACGGAACTGGAAATAGCACGTCTGAAAGCTCACTTAGAATGCTCGAAGCACTCGATGAGTACAAACGAGTTGCAATGGTCAAAGCAGCGGCTGAAAGAGCTAGAGAATATCTTATCGAACGCTTCAACGACTTCCGGCACAAATACGGTCTTGAAGAAGGAGAATGGGCTAGCCAGGATTTGGCAGAAAGGATATTCAATGATAACAACAGCGATAAGGAAGTTCAAAAGATCTTTGAGCGTATTAGAGGGTTAGTAGAGGTTCTCGGTACTAAGCTGAAACATGGAGTTGATATACGAAAAAATGTAACAGGTCACTATAACCATCCTGAAAATTTCATTCTGATTGATACAGATTATTTGTCCGCCATCGGATTTAAGAAGCAGACATTGGCATCAACTATATGCCACGAAATGTTGCACGTTGTAACATCGGACATCATCAACCTTTATCGAAAAGGTTATGGTGACTTACTGAATGATAGCCAAAGAAAGGCGGCAAAAGAGGTGGTTGATCTGTATGATAAAATCAATTCTTACTATGAGAGACATTTTGAGGGAACAAAGCCTTATGCGCTAACAAATCCTGCCGAAATGATAACGGAGCTTGCAAACCCTACATGGAGAAGAATCGCTGCACAGATGCCTGTTGCAAAGGGATGGTTCAGAAAAATTGTTGCAGCCGTTAGAAATATGCTTGGTTTCCCTCCAAAGGTTAGCGCGCTAGACAGACTAGACCAAGCATTAGAGAACGTAATCAGGAATCTTGACTACGGTGTATTTCAAAAGGGCGCAGAACTCAACAATGAGATTGTCAATAGTAAGGTTACTGACCCTGAGTTAATCAAGCGACTTGAAGAGGAGCCTAAGATTAAGGTATATCGTGCCATGCAGGTTATTGACGGAAAGCTTTATCCACCTATGGCTGCTTCTGTGGGCGGTAAACTTGTTGAGGCTAACGAACTTGGGCAGTGGATTCGTGCCGACGAGAACCCAGACTTGGCTATCCCGGATATTGACCCTAAGACTGGCGAACAGAAGGTAGACAAGAAGACCGGCGAACTGAAATGGAAATTCAAGCTTGACAAGGGCGGCAGGGATGCTACCGGCAAGAAGGCAACAGATATAAATGCAGCCTACAATCCTTACTGGCACATGTCTCGCTCTCCATTGAACGACCAGTTTAAATCGGCTTGGATTCGTCCTAACATCGTTGTCGTGGAATGCGAAACACCAGTTAGTGAACTTTCTAGCGGCTACAAGGCAGATAGAGCCAAGGATGCTGTGGGCGAAGTTGACTGGAAGAGCGGTAGCGTGAGCGGAGAGGTGTTCAAACAGACTGGCAGGGCTAGAAAGGTTATCCTCTCTCGTTGGTGTAAGCCTGTTAGAGTGCTCGATGATGCAGAGGTGGCTCAGAAAGCGAAGGAGTTTATCGGCGATGCGAAGGTTGAGATTCCTGAGAATGTACTGACTCCTAAGCAGAGAATAGCTTTTGAGGAGGCTGGCTTTAAGATTGGTGCTCCTGAGAAGGGCGTGAAGAAATCAGAGCAGATTATGGAAGCTCTGGAGAAGGGATTGACTATTGACAATACTGTTCTTCCAGATGATGGCACCAAGTTCCGCACGGACCACGGCGATGGCAACTACCCTACATCATCGGTTGAGGACCATGTGGAGAAGGTGGCTCAGAAGACTGGCGCAAAGGTGAACATGGTTTTATCGGTTGATGAAATCACCAACAAGACGGCAAAGGAAGCTATTGAAGAAGGCAGAAAGATTACCGGTTGGTATGACGAGAAGACTGGCAAGGTGCATCTTTACATGCCTAATATCCACGACCGATATACTGCCGAGAAGACTATCTGGCATGAGGTGGTTGGACACAAGGGAATGAGAGAGTTGTTTGGTGATGAACGATTCGACAAGTTCCTTCGTGAAGTGTGGTACGACTTGGATAAGCCTGAGAATGCGGCTTTGAAGAAGCTGGTGGATGAGGAGAGAAAGTTCAATCCTCTGAATATCTATGATGCCATTGAGGAAGGTATCGCCCGACTCGCCGAGGATGGCAAGGGTGAAGCTGGCTTCTGGAATGGTATCAAGAATAAGGTATCTGATTTCCTTCATGAAATCGGTTATCGTATTGCTCCTAATACTAAAGATGTGAAGTATCTGCTCTGGTTGAGCAAGAACTTGCAGAAGAATCCGAATGATCCTTATTGGAAGCTGAGAGCCGAGGCGGTGAAATACCGTCTCGACCATGAGCGTATGCCTGCTGTCGTGGCGCATGATGGCATGTTCTACGGAAATGACGGAAAGGTTAGAAGTATGGATAGCCTTACCAAGGCTGAGTGGAATGAGGCTACAGATGGTGAGATTCACTTCCGTACTACCCCATCTGCCGGCACGGCACTTGACAGATACCACCGTTCGCTTGATGAACATGGCTATATGTTCACCGAGAGCTATATGGACAATATGCTTTCATTGAAGAAGTTGATGAATGCGATTGTGCCAGACAAGAAGATTGAGGATATTGCTTCTTCTGAGAATCCTTATATCTTGCAGAACACCATGCAGGGTGCGATGAGTGATGCGGCTCAGATGTTTGAGCGCAACGTGATGAAGCCTCTGGATAAGGCGATGGCTGACGTACTGGATGCTTTCGATGGCAAGAAGGACGATGAGAAGATTAGAAACTTCAATCTCTACATGATTACCAAGCACGGCTTGGAGCGAAACCGTATCTTGTATGTGCGTGATGCCTTGAAGTATATGCGCATGAACGAGAAGACCAAGAAACTAGCTGATACTGTGGAGTTCGATTGGAACAACGAGAAAGCTACCCTTGACGAGAAATTGGAGCGTGGAGACATCGACTTGAAGACTTATTATGAGCGCATGGACGATTTCATCCGTACCTACGTGGATAGTGACAATAAGTTTGATGCTGGCGAACATGACTATTCGGGTATTCACGCTATACAGGAAGTGGCTAAGTCTTCTGATTCTTACGATGATGCTGAGGCTATCGCTAGCGTGATGGATTCAGAAGCAAAGATGGAGAGTATCAAGAAGGGAGCTGTGAAGGACTATTGGGATAAGGTGAAGGCTGCTACCCAGTATTCTATTGATACTGACTACAAGAATGGTCTTATCAGCAGAGAGCTTTACGGTCATGTGTCTGATATGTTCAATTGGTATGTGCCTTTGAGAAAGTATGATGAGGCTACTGCAGAAGATACTTATGGCTACATTACTGAGCAGGGCGACCCGAAAAGTTACATCGGAAGCACGATCATGAGAGCGAGAGGACACAAGTATCTGAGCGAAACAAACGTACTGGCGCAGATTGGTGCAATGGGTAACAGAGCTATCAAGAACGGCGGTATGAATGCTATCCGTCAGGCATTTGCAAGATTCGTAAGAAACAACTCGAACAATAATCTTGTGACGGAGGCTAGGGTTTGGTACGCCGATGACCCTATCACTCACACCACCGTGGAGCGTTACCCAGACATTCCCGAGGACGCTACGGCTGATGAAATAAATCAGATAGTAGCAGACTTCAATATGGAAATGAAGGATTTGGAATCAAAGGGGTTGGCGACAAAGGTGTATCGAAGAGGAAGAATTGGCTATAAGTTCCAAAGAGCAGAGAACAAATCGCAGCATATCGTAGATGTGAAGATTGCCGGAAGAACCCATACATTCATTATCAATGGGAATCCTAGAGCGGCGCAGGCGTTGAATGGATTGCTGGAGAACTCGGGCGCCAAGGGAATCATGAAACCATTGAGTTCTATCTCAAGAATGATGGCGCAGTTGTGTACATCATATAACCCTGAGTTCGTGATGCGAAACATCATGCGTGATGCTGAGTTTGCATCGAGCAACGTTACTTCCAAGGAAGGTGCTAGATATGGTGCGCTCTGGGCAAAGTACTATGCTCAGTTGGGCTTATATAAGGGTGCTTCAAATATCAGCTTCAAGGATTTGAGCGGAACTACTGGCTTGGGCTTATTTGCCAAGTATCGTAACGGAACACTTGATACTTCTGACAAGGTACAGAGATATTTCAAGGAGTTCATGGAGAACGGCGGCGAAACCGGTTGGGTTCAGATCAAGAACATGCAGGACTGGACCAAGGAGTACAAGAAGGACGTGAAGAGCGAAAGAAGCAAGATTGACAAGGGCGGTGCTGCCCTTCGTGACTTCTTCTTCGGAAATCTGGCGAACATCAACGAGGTGGCTGAGAATATCGCCCGATTCGCTACCTACTGTGCAAGCCGAGACAGTAACCGCTCCATCATCCGTTCGACCTATGATGCGAAGGAGGTATCTACCAACTTCAACCGCCATGGTAGCGGTGATGCCATCAAGAGCTTCAAGAACGGAGAAATGACTGGCGGCAAGGCAGCTGCAAGATGGGCTTACGGATTTACGGCTAGCTATCTGAGACATTGTTCTATGTTCTTCAATGCTGGTATTCAGAGTACAAATCTTCTTGTGAAGAACTTGAAGAATCATCCTGTAGGTACTTCTATCAATATGCTTGCCATTCCTTTAGCCCTCGGTGCGCTGGCTGCACTCGGAAATAATGTGCTGATTGCGAGCGAGGACGAGAAGGACAGAAAGGGAGTGAAGGACCCATACGGCGAGTTGCCTGATTATATCAGAAGAAACAATCTCTGTATATATAAAGGTGGCGGTCAGTTTGTTACTATTCCGCTTGCTATTGAGTTGAGAGCCTTTTATGGTCTTGGCGACTTGGCGGCTGGCTTGACCTTCTCGCCAAACGTGAGCGGACAGAAGAATCCTGCCTTGGATGCCGTAGGCTGTATGTCACAGCTTGTGCCGGTGATGGACTATCTCGGTAACTCTTCGGCTGGCAAGGAGCCATTGAATGAGACGATCAAAGCTATCTCTCCTTCTGCCCTATCTCCTTTCGTGGAATGGGAGTTAAATACCGACTGGAAGGGTGCGCCGATTGAAAGACGTGGTGACTGGAATGAAAATTCCCCTGCTTGGCAGAGAGCCTACAAGGGTGTTCCTGATGGTTATCTGGCTGTGAATAAATGGGTGAATGCACAGACCAACGATGTAGCCAAGGGTAATGAGGATATGCTGGGTAATAGTTTCCTGGATATGGTAACGAACCCTAGTATGCTGAATCACTACATCGGTGGTCTTGGCGGTGGTGCTGCTACCTTTACTGAGCGAGCTATCGGTGTTATTAAGCATGGAAGCGACACGGAAACCAAGGATATTCCTTTCCTTCGCTCTCTTCTTTATACGCCTAGTGAGCAGAGCAGTTTGCAGAGAACCAAGAGTAAGTGGTATAACTACAAGGACGAAATGGAAAAGACCCTGGCCAACGTGGACCGCCTGAAATCGAAGAACGTTCCGATTGACAAGAGAATCACGAATATCGGTGAGTATTATCACTTCCAAAACTCCAAGGAGGCTGCCAAGGTTAGAATCATCGAGCTGGCAGAGAAGCAGATGGATCGATGGAAGAAGATGAAGGGTAAGGCGAGCGATACCGAGAGCATCAACTTCGCTAATCAGAATATTGACAGAATCATGATGGATGCGGTGGATGATTTGGATAGATTGGAATAATATAAAAAAGGAGTGGGCGCAAGGCTCACTCCTCTCTTGTTTATAATCCTAATGCCTTTGTATGAGACATTTTGTTTTCTCCCTTTATCAGCTTTATTGCATCTGATTCATAGAAACATCTAGAACAGAAGCAATCAAAGTAAGGCGTATATGTATAGTAGTGTACTTCGTTTACACTATATCCTTTTTTTATTAATGGGCATGAACTATTTGAATGTATGGTTTGCTTGTGATTAGCCAAATCCCTTTCTATGTAAACGTAATCACCTAACCTAGTTGGCATTAAATGGTATACAACAACAAGAATCATCCCGAAGAATAATAATGCTAATACACGTACATGTAGCCTTTTTATTTTTTGAGCAAACCCCATATCATACATATCTGTCTTAGAAACTAATGCACTATTATTAGTCTTACCCACCGTACATATACGATATAACGACAGGCAGGCTAATATGAATAGCACGGCAAATACAATAATTGAAATAATTGTTTCCATACGCTATAAGCTTTATTTTTATGCAAAGGTAGGGATTTTTTTGATAGGTTGTATCGGGTTGATGGTGATTTCTGCACAGTTTAGATTTTTACTAAATAAATGAGCAGAAGGGGACTCAGCATAAAATGCTGAGGAACGGGGGCTAGAGGGGGCTTTTCTTGCTGGTGGCGGCTTGGCAGAGGGAGCCTAGGAGGTAGCAGGGTTCTTCGGTGTACATATTTATTAGGAACTGCTCGGATATGTGCTGAACTACATGGAGCATTTCGTGGGTGAGACTGTTTGTGTACTCCCCTTTTGAGGTGGTCCAGCCTATTACTACTATCGTTTTTCTGGTATCTATGTTGGAATAGGTGATGCCTTTGTTGGGCTGGCCTTCGAGCACGAGATTACAGGCATCTTCGAGAGGAATGCCGGCGCATCCCAAATCCCGAAGATGCCTTCTTACCTTCATGGCATCCTTTGAGTGAACATCGTACATTACATGTACTGTCCAGTCATACCTTTCCAAGTAAATCTCCTGTTCAGTCACTTTCTAACTTAACATTTAACATTCAACACTTAACATTGCTACAAAATTTCTTCCCAAGGAATGCCCACACCATTGAAAGATGTATCTGCATAGAAGCGGTTGAAGATGAAACCGTCCTGCTGATCCTCATCATCTACATAGTCTTTGATGAACTGGGCCATCTGCTTTTCTTCTGTGATAGACGAGCCGTAGAAATCAGCCAGACACATGTGTGCGATGTAAACTGCATCATAGCCCACATTATTCTCTAGCACGATATTGTTCTTCTTCAGAATGTCCTCAATATCATCCTTGCTCATCATGCGGATAGGCTTACCATTCTTCCGCATCTGCTTTACTGCCCACTCACACATCTTCTTATTGAAGTGCCAGCCATTGTAGCGAAGGTAAGCCCTCATTTCCTCTGGCTGATAATCGTAGGCGTTCAAAGATTGTCTGTATTTTCTTTCCATAATTTTTATATATTTAAGAAAGGGGTATGCCCACTTTTGAGCACACCCCAAACTAGTTAGTAATCTTCTCCGTAATCACTTCTGTAATCACGTCCACGGTCGTCACGTTGGCGCATGTCGTCGTACTCCTCATGCTCTCGCATACCACTTCTGCCTCCACGACCTCTATAATCGGGCATGCGGTTGCGCTCGCCGTATCGGTCACGTCTGCCGTCACGCTTCATTTCGCCCAGGCAGTTCATTGCCTTATCCAAGTAACGCAAGCCCTTCTCCACGTTCTCATACAAGCCATCAAACTTGTCTTCTGTAATCTCAACCATTATCATAATTCTAAGATTTTTAAAGTGAATAGATAGGAGATTACTTGTTTATTGCCTGTTGGAGCAATCCCATCATCTTGTCGAGCTTGCCCTCCATGCCAGAAACCTTGCCTTCAAGCTTGCTGATCTTCTCAGTCTGTTCCCTCTCCTTGGCTATCTGGGGGTTGAGTTGCAGTAGCATTCCCTCACAAGAATCAACGACTTTCTTGTGGTAATCTACGCTCTCCAGTATCGCCTTGGATTGTCTCAGCATCGTATCGACCTCTGCACTCATGGCTTCCTTGTTGTCGCTCACAACGAGATTCTTGTCGTTCGCTATCTGTCCGTTGGCAGGTAGCTGCTTGAAATCCACCTCCTCGTCGTTCAGCTTCACCTTCACATCAACCACAGTTTCCATAGGCTGAGGCGTGAAGCCATTGTTGAAGGTAGGGTATTTCGTCTGAGGATTGCTGACCGAAACAACCTGACCAATCTGCAAGTTCGGGTTTTCGCCCTTATCTAGGACATAGAATATAGAATTTGTTCTTAAACCTTGAAACATAATGTAATCTCCTATTATCTATTCTGTTTGTTAAACAATACCCGTCATTAGCTGAAGGGTGTTAGTGTCTCTCTCAAACCAGAGCTGAACGACTCCAGTTCCCGGCACGTCAGCAACCGTCAAAGCATCGCCATTAAATTTGGTTACGGCTTGGGTTACGCCGTTGGTTTCGAAAAGGATAGGCAGCGTACCTGTCGTTCCTGTCGGAATGGCCTGACGCAGATTTACGAAAATCGTACCTCTGTAGTTGGCATTCACGAAGGCGTGGTTTTTAAAGGTGAACACCACATTGGCAGTATTCACCACCACGCCTGTAGAAGCGATAGCCGCCGAACCGTTACGATTTACCCAAGTAAAAGGTCTTAACCATAACATAGCAGCCTCCTTTCTTTAACCCCAGAATCCTGCACCGTTAGCAGCATTCAGACCATACAGACCTGCCTGATAAGCCACGCAGTTAGGAACCGCAGTGAATGGGCTGTAAGGGGTGGTTACTGTCTCCGGCAGCTTGCACTTGATACCTGCCACCTCGTTCTGCAGACCTGCCAATACCTGATTGATTGGAGCTACAGCCTGACCAACGATTTGTGAAGTCATTGCGGAAGCTTTGAAAGTACTGTTCTCCTCACGCAGAGCATCAATCTTGTTCTGCATTTCGCGCATCTCCTGCTGCTTCTGACCGTCAACGATGGTCTGAGTGCTCTCCTTGATGGCGTTGTGCAAGTCGCAAGTCTGTCGCTGAGTCTCGTAAGCTACATTAGAGAAGCCACGCTCCTGACCGACAGCCACGTTGTTGATGGCATTCTGCAAGGCTCCAGTCTGCTGACACATCGCCAACTTGATATTGCCGTCCATGGCGGTAATGTTGTTGTTGGTCTTGCAGCAGCATTCTGCCAACTGGGTAGCGATAGCGTTGTTACCCTGCATGATGGCGGTCAATACCTGATTAGCAGTCATGCCCATCTGGTTGCCGACACCGCAAATCTCCTTGCTTACACCGTTGATGGCAGCGATAACGTTACCGGTAGTAGTGTTGAGAGCAGTAGCAAGCGACTGAACATCGTAGCCATTGCGCTGAACTGCCTGCATGATAACAGCCGTATTGGCATCGTTATTGAGCATAACGCCACCCTGTCCGTTAGGCATCAAGCAACCGCCATTGTTTCCACCGAAGAAGTTGCCTCTACCCATAAGAAGGAAGAGAAGCAAGATGGCAAACAAACCATCACCCCATCCGTTTCCATTGCCCTTGCCGTTGCAGAGAGCAAACAAACTTGGATCTACACCCTGTCGCTGCATAAGTGCTGGGAGCATAGCGAGAATGCTATTGAAACCACCGCCCTGGCTGGTTCCGTTCTCCCCGAATACGTAAGTTTTTGACTCACTCATAATAAAATAGTTTTATCCGTTTCGTTCACTATTGAACTTGGTGCAAAGTTACGAAGAAGATGAGGCTCTGCCTAACTATGCTCAAAATAAAGTTTTTATCGGTTATATGGTTGTTTTTCAGAGATTTATAATGAGTAAGATTATGCTCAACTATTTAGCACAATTCTAAACTAGAAAGAAAGTAAGCTTTTGCCGGTACAACCTATTGAAATTTTTGCTACTTTTGCAGGAAAAATCACTTATGGATGCAAGTACAATTATAGTAGTAATATGGGTAATTGCAACTTCTGCAATTACGATTTATGATATTCGTAAGGTCGCTAAGGCTAGCGATAGTGATATTCAATTCAACAAACGACTTTTTGAATCGTACGCAACAAACCTTTCTATTGGAGGTGTTCTTGGTACATTTATCGGCATAACATACGGATTGCTTAGTTTCGATTCTGATAATTTGGACACTAGCGTACCTCAACTTCTTGATGGACTAAAGTTTGCGTTTATCACTTCTATTGCCGGCATGTCTGCATCTTGGCTGGTAAACAAATGCGTTAATCAGAGATACGATAGTCTTGGGGTATCTGATATGACTACGGCAGCTCTCAATCTCTCCAAGAGTGTTGCAGAATTAAAAGCATCCATTGAGAACAATAACACAAAGGTTCTTGAAACAACCATGCAACAGATAGCGAATACTTTTAAGGAAGAAATGGGAAAGGTGTCTGCTGAACTATCTGGGTTGATGAAAAAACTTATTGATAAGAATTTTGAGGAGCTTAATAGTAGTATTAGCAACCTCAATGCCTGGCAGCAAGAAAACAAAACTGTTATGGATAAAATGTCGCAAACAAGCACTCAAATCATATCAGATTTAGATACAGCCTCCTACAGAATAAGCGAAGTTTCAAAATATATAGGTCAGCTCACTGCTCCTTGTGGTTACTTGGGACAATTAGTTAGTGATCTTCATTCCGCTATGTCTGATGACTCTAATTTTGTGGAAATATCCAATAATCTATCATCAGCTTGCAGAGATATTAATGAAAGTGTTACAGATTGGGGAGGTGTAATTAAAAGTCTTGATGATTGGTTAAAAACACAGCAAAACTACAAAAATAATATCGAGAACCTTATCATCAAGCTCGATGAGCTGAATAAGCAAAGAGATTATAATGATGATTTTTGGCAGACTACTCGCCAAGGAATGAATGATGCTGCTGGTATCATCGGAAAGGCAAACGAAAAGTTGAAAAAGGATTTGGCATATTTGGATGAACAATTCTATGAAAGACTGAATGCAACTCTGTCAAATCTTGATGATTGCATCAAAGCGTTCATACGTAAATAATAAAAAGCATTGATATGAGTAAGCAAAACGTTTGGTTACATGTTTCGGACTTAATGACAGGATTGACGGTAATCTTTCTGTTTATTGCAGTTGCATATATTAGAAAGGTGCAGCAAAGTACATCTGTACTGTCTGATTATGTTGAGACTAGAAATAGAATGCACGAAAAGCTGGTGAAAGAATTTGCAGGAGATACAGCAAAGTGGGAAATGAACATAGGCAAGGATTTGTCTATGAAATTCAGAAACCCTACTACCCTATTTCAATCAGGATCGTCTGAGATTACTCCTCAGTTCAAGGCTATATTGGATAAATTCATTCCAAAGTACTTCAATATTCTACTGAATGATGAGTTGATGTACAACATTGAAGAGGTAAGAATCGAGGGACACACGGACGATGTGCCTTATCCTCAGCTCAACAAAGATCCATATCTTGCTAATGTGATATTATCTCAACAAAGGTCATTGAGTGTTCTGGCTTATATCCGTAGTATGCCTTTCTTTAGGAATCTAGACAAGGATCAGAAGAAGTGGCTAGAGCATTGGATAACCGCCAATGGACTTTCTTTTGGTAGGTCGTTGGATAAGAATGGAGTTGAAACTTTTGCTTCTGGTGATTCTATTGATAAAGAGAAATCAAGAAGAGTGGAGTTTCGCATTATCACCACTGGAGACGAGATTTTGGAGAACTTTGTAAATAAAAACAAATAGCTATGGATAAAAAGTTATATTCGTTTGAGAAGCTGGAGCGTCTCTTAAAGCGATTGGGAATCCCTGTTTATCATCAGAATGGCTATCTGCCTATCGTGAAAGAACTGTCTATAGACGAGCAGTTGCATAACATTCGCTTTACAGAAGAGGGCGTGGAATATACAGACGAAAAGGGAAAGGTCTGGCTAGGATTTGTTTACAAAAAGCATTTTGCCTTCACTAAATCGGGTAAGAATAATACACCACGAATGCACCTTTGCCATTGTGGTGTTACCGACACCTGGGGTGAAGAAGCCTATATGTTTGCCAATACCTTGCCTATCAACGTATATAACTCTTCTAATGACAATGCTCCAAAAAAGCTATCTAATATAAAAATGTGCGGCAACTGCATTCCAATCAGAAGAAATATGGGGTGGAATAATTATAAGGATGCAAAAGAATACATAGCCTACATTAAGAGCAATTATAATGTAGAAGAAGAAAGTTATGTAAACCGCTGGGGGTATACGAAAGACTGGCATAAAGTTAGACATGATTACATCTTGGGGCATGATTATACCTGCGAGCGATGCGGAAGGAAGCTGCAAGGTACCTTTCTCCAGTCTTGCCTATACGTCTATCACAAAGACAGAGATTTATCTAATAATAAGGAAGAGAATCTTCAATGCTTATGCGTGGATTGCTATATGAAGGCTCATGGTGTTAATGAAACCGAAGAGTTGAGAAGCAAGTCCGATTCACTACGTGCTTACCTAAACAGTTAATTCTATAGGAGTAGCCGACACAAGCCAGAACAGTTACCATT